GCTTCTTGCGCTTGCGCCAAACATCAGCTTCTCCAGTTGGATCGCTGTTGTCATAGTGTTTCGGGTTAAGAAGTAGAAATAATGTCATTATCCATTAAGCATGTTATTTGTAGCAGTCTGACTAGCCTGTTGCGCTTCCATCTGTTTCATAAACGCATGATGCCCTTGCCAAGTTGCAGTAATCCAATCTTTAACTCTAGCAACTGCAAAGTCCAATGCTGGTTCAGGATTTTCTATCAATACCGTTTGACCGTTCTGCTCCTCTTGAAAGTGGCTCACCCAACCAAAATGATTCGCAAATATTTCTATACCACCATCTTCTAGAATTGGATTCTTAACCACTACATCAATTCGTATAGTGTGTGTTCCGTCGCCATTATCAGTAATGTGATCGCTCATAATTTCTCCTAACTAATCTTAACAGTTCCACTATCATTCCAGAGCGCACCAGTTACACCTGGATTGCTCGTAGGTAAATTGTTTAAGATGATATTACCAGCTATTCCAGCACCATCACCTGCACCTGCCTCCATTGCAATATCACCTCCATTCGCACCACTTCCAACCGTAGCACTGGTACCATAAAACGTGTACTTCTCAGGCAATGCAGAATAAACTCCTTTACCGAAATAAACAGCAGTACGCTTACCTTCTCGAAAGCTACCTGGATTATAATCACCACCAAAAATTATCTGATAATCAGCCGTTGCAGCACTGTTGCTCGTGCCAGTGTCATAACTACTGCCAATATGGGTTGAGTTATAAACACCCACATTCGCTCGTTCTCCAATACAAATACTCGGTCCGTTGTTCGGGTCATTTGCATAGCTTTTATCACCAATACAAATCGCCTTGGACTTAGCAAAAATATCTGCACCAATCGCCACACTATTGTTCTGTGCGGTCGAACGAACGCCCATAATCAAACCACCACCTGTAGCAGTGTTGGCATTACCAAGTGTTAAACCACCAGTTGAGTTTGCACCAATTACTGTTGCATATGTTCCTGCAACAGTATTGTTTGTGCCTACCGACGTACCGTAGAAATAAAATCTATTTAGTATATTCGAGTTTGAACCGATTGAAGTGCATGAGATTCCATAGTTTTGTAAATTGTATCCCATTGTCACAGCATTTGTTGACCCCCACCCTACTAACGCAGATTGCCCACACACCAAATTAGTACCTACGGCTGTGTGCTGACTCCCATTCACATCAATATTGTTTCCTACAACAACACTTTTAGTTGTCGTAAGTGGCGTACCTGAACTGTTCACATATTCTAGGTTAATATCACTTCCAATAGCAGTCTGATACGTTCCAGTGACATCAATAGTGCTACCAAGAGCAACAGTATTTCTGCCATCGGTGACAACACCATCGCCATATACTTCACTCTGTAAATGAGCTGTTGGATTGCTAAAAGCACCATCGCTGGTAACTCGTGCATAAGCAGTACCAGCACTGTCTTGCCACTGCTGCAAGTCTGCTGTTTGACCTACAGCACCTTTTACAATCTGTGCAGTATTAGAAGAGGCACTTGCTATAATCTGTACTTGCCCTGCCGAGTAAGTGAAGTTAGACGCACCTGCAAATGTACCAAAAGAATTATACTGTACATCTCCAGTACCACCCCCAGGAGTACCACCGCCTCCACCACCACTGCTTGACTTCGTGTAATAATGACTCATGTAAACACCTGTATTGCTAAATTACTTGCTGCCCCACTTGCTATGGCATTTACAGCACTTGCTACTGTAATAGGCCCATCAATAATTAATTTCTCTTGTGTCGCTAAAACAATTCCACTATTCAATGCAGCAGTGTTGTCAAACGCTATACAAATAGTATTCCCACTCGTATTACAAAAGCTCATCTTAACATAATTACCAGCAGCAATTCCTAAAGACGCACTGCTCGTTCCAACACTCGCGCTGGTAGGAGCCTCTCCCGTACTCGTTGCTAGAACAACAGGCAAGCTGTTTGCCATTGTGTCCTCTCCAGCAACATCCCCTATGTCACCTATAGCCGTTAGTAAACTACCAGAGGGAGTCACCTTTACATTGTAATAGGTACCCCCTCCAGCAGAACTTCTCCCAGCTATAACACTTCTATTAAGAGCAGCTAATGTATTGTCAGTTAGTGTAGTAGTCAGCTTTTCTAAATTGGTAGTAGTACCACCAGCTATACAAGCAGTATATAAAATAAGATTGGTAGCATCACCTCCCGTCTTTGCCACCTCAACCGTCACTGGCAAGTTAGGACTAGCCAAGGATGGATCAATTTGTAGGTTCGGGAATCGTAACGTATGGAACGTTATCCATTCACTGTCAGGAGAAAACACTTGATACTCAACAGGGCCACTCCCTAACCATGCCCATCGTATTCTGTATAAATTACTTTTTGTGAAGTCTATGGCTTCTGGAGTACCTGCACGTTTGAAATTACTACTTGCGCTCCCGTCTAATGGATCGCCGTTAAAACTTCCATAAGCAACTGAAGTATCACTAGCAGAAAAACGCCTTGTAACATTAAAGGTAAGACCTTCATATCCTAAAAAGAATCCATTATTAGCATCAAATAAACCAATTCTCTGTACACCGTTACCATCCGTCGGTGTAGTAAATGCAGCAGTGAAATATACATACTGCTCAAAACTCGGTCTATAATAAACTTTGTTTACACTTACACCTGAAACAGACGTAGTAGAAGAAGTACTAGAACTATATAAAGCATGACCATTAGTGATTGTAGCACTGGCACCTCCTGTAGCGGTATTCGTTATTACAGCACTGTCAAAACTCGTATCAAAAGCTAATTCAACTTGGTTAGTTCGTTGTCCTGTCGTTTGTAGACCTAAAACGTCGGTACTATTACCGCCACCTCCACCGCCACCTTGTGCAGCTAAGATTGCTTGTAGTGTTGTCTCACTTGCAAAATCAGGAACCGTAAGATCTTCAGCACCTGCACCTCCATAATCTACTACTACAACCTGTGATTGCTCGCCTCCTTTATCAACACTCCGCACTGGAATGTCATCATTACTACTTGTAGGTGAGTTGGATACTGTTACGTTGTCAGTCACTCTTATTCCTCATCCTCTACTGTTTCAATCTCTACCGTTGTCTCTCCAGCTTCGTTCGTTTCCATCTTACCAATTTTTTTACTCGTCTTTGGTATGATGTTGTTAATCACAATCGGTTGTTGTTCAGCTTTAGGCGTTGTGGCTTCTGTTACCGTTTGCTGTTGAGTCTGCATTGCAAGTCTGATCTTTTCAAGCTCTTGCTCTTGATTCAAACGCCGTTCCTCTAACAGCTTTTCAGACTCCTTCATTCTGACTGCCATGTTTTCAAGTTCGAGTCGTTGTAGATCAATGAGTTGCTCCACACGCTTTGCTTCACGCTTTGCTTCTGTTGAATCCACTTTAACTGCCGTCTCAGCCTGTATACGCGCTGTTTCAAGCTGTATCCGCTGCTGCTCAAGCTGGAGCTTTTGTGCGTCCACTTGTGCTTTTTGTGCTGCCAGGTACTCATCTACGCTCGCTTTCTTAAAAGCTATTTCTACTTCAGCTTGTGCTTGTGTCATTCTTGTTTGTGCATCAGCTTGCGCCATGTACATCTTTTGATTTGACTCTTGTGCTTCCATTTGAATACGAGTCATCTCAGTTTGATACTTCATCTGTGAGGCTTCACGTTGTTGCTCTACCTGCATTGCAAGTGGATCTGGTGGAGCCTGTTGTGCTTGCTGTTGTTTGATTTGTACTACTTGACTGAGATCCGCTAATGCTTTCTGATAACATGCATCAAGCTCTTTACCACCCTTGAACCTTCGTACAAGATTCTGCATGAGTTCCATAGAGAATGTAGTTAGAGAAGGATACTCGTTGATTAGTGCTCCCATCTGCTGGAAGAACTGACCAGAAGTAGTAAGAAGGTCTAGTCCGTCTTGCTTCTCTTGCGCCTGGTCTAGTGCAACCATCGAGTCTGTTGCAATGTTAATTCTGTATACACGCTCCTCAGTCTCTTTAATCACTTCTGCAATCTGTTGCTTCATTTGTTCGGCAACAATCATAGGAGCATTAGGGTTTTCAGGTGTTGGTTCTGGCAAGTAAGGTCTTACAATTCCGTCTACATCTGCCACCTCAAAGATTGTCTCCATACTAAACTGTTCAGCGATAATAGTGCCGAGTTTGTTCACTGCATCAGAGATAAACTTTGCAAACTGGTTTTGCCGAACAATAAGACCAAGGCTTGACCATTGGTTCTCTAGCCTATTCGCTGTTGCAGTCTTGTATTGTGCGCTCGAACCTCTGAGCAAGTCAGATACTTTTAGTGTTTCATAGAGCTGTGCAAGTGCTTCGCCTCGTGCTGATTGTAGAACACTTAGCGTTTCTACATACGGTCTAATGTCGTGGTACTCAATCCCGTTCGCTTGACCACCTCTCCCTTTATAGTTAGGCCAGTTCATAACAGGAATGAATTTTAAGTCACCCTGCATGAGCTGCTCTACCTGATCACCCATTGTAGCATCGTATAGAGCATTGGTACGGATTGCTTGTACAGTTGCAGCAATCCTTGTCGTCATGCGCTCAATCTGTAGTATCTGGTCACGACAATGGGTGTAGTCAGATACAGGGATAACTGAATCAGGGTCTATAGACTGGTTGATAGTGGAACAAGGCCAAAAGTGCTCATACCGAATAGGTACATCACCTTCTTCTAATACTGACTTATCACCTTTTTTCTGCAACCAGTACAGCTTGTCTGTTTCTCTACACCATATCTCGAACAGTTCTGCTTTCCCTTCATACTTCTCAGTTGTCTGGTATAGGTTTTTCTTTAGGGCATCAGGGTAAGAGTCGTATGACAGTTTACGTGCTGTCTCTTCACCGAACTGCTCAGTAGCTTCTTTTTTGCTCAAGAAAGCTCTTCTTGCTTTCCACTCTATCTCTGATTCGTTACGTGCATCAGATTGTAGAAAGTCACAATATTGAATGTTGTCTAGGACTGCTCGCTCTTTAGCTTTTACTTCAATCTCCATCATACCAAGTATGACACCTTCTGAAGTTGTCCGTAGTGTGGACTCGTCACCTGTAAAAGGATTACCTTGTGCGTCTACTAGCCCGTCTGGTGTTTGTAACAGAGCAAACTCAACCTGTTCTACTTGAAATTCAGCTTCGTACCTTGCCCAGAGACAGGCTCTCCCAGTCAGCAAAAATTGTAATGCAGCATTGTAACCTGTAAGGTCAAAATCAAAATGCTCGTCCATTGCAAACTGAGTGTTACGCTCAAGAACTACTGCACCTGCTTCAAACTGTAGACCACCTACACGTTTACGGAGTTGTACTTCACACTTTGGTGTGGATGAGTAATACGCTGGAAGGAGTGTGTTGACAATATACCACCAAACATTCAAACGTCGTTCTGTGTCTGGTAATTCTCTTCTACCTTTATAACTTTGGATACTTTCTTTCGACTGTTCTACAAACTTCTCTTGTAGGTTTTCGCTCATGGTTAGCTGTGAGTGCCACCAACCACCTGTATATTTTCTTTTCATAATTTAGGAGCCTTTTGTTTGCGTCGAACCTCATTTACATAGAGCTGTAGCTTCACTCTACCCTTCTCGATGCTTTTAACAGCAGGTTTCTCGTACTCAGACTGCATTAGACGCTCTTTACAGAGATAGCGTAAGGCATCAGCAGCATGGTCATCACCCGTCGTATCAGCATCCTCGTGATTCTTCTGACAAAGTTGTAGTGCTGGAAGGGATTCTATCAGATACGGGCAAGCAGTTGAAATATATAAAAGTGGTGGGTCAGCTTGGAGCCTTTGGCGTATCTGAGACCAA